CACGCATACGAGACATCGTATCGAGTGCGTTGTTGCCGCCCCCGAGGTTGAACTCGTCGAGGATTGAACTGAACGCAAAGTCGTCCATGCCCAGTCCGCGGATGCCGATCGACGAGTCACCCAACGTCTTGCCAAGAGTCTCTTGGAAGATTGTCTGCGCCTCGTCGATCACGAGCTTCTGGAAGGCCGTCAGTGCGTTCGGTAGCTCGTTGGTTGCCCCGAGCTTGCCCGGCACCTGGATGCCCGCCAGAAGCGGCGGTACGCGGTGAGCGGACACGATCATCAGCGCCAACGGGTCGCTCGATGCGTTGATCTCGTCTTCGAGCTTGTTGTCCATCGCCAGCTTCTCGACCTGCACCTTGGCGTCGGGATTCGAGAGGTTGATCGCAGTGCTCTTGTGGGAATTGCCCAGGCCCATGTTCGCTTGCATGGCCTGCTCGATGGAAGTCCATGTCGCTTCGTCCACGATCTGACCAAGGATGAACAAAAGGAACTCCGGCACGCCCCGGTTCTGGAAGAAGTCAAACTTGTATTGCAGGATGCACTGGATCAACTCGATCGGCTGCACGGCCGAGACCCAGTCAGGGATCGAGTAGTGTCGCGACTGGCTCGACGGTTGTCGGAAACAAATGACCTCGCTCACGGTGCCTTCCGGCAACGGCAACTTGTTGCGGACAAAGAACTCGGCCGAGTCGCCGAACGCCGCAAACTTCTGGTCGCCTCCCCATCCTTCCGAGTCGATCTCGTAGTGGTGGTTGCGGCCGTCACGTTCGAGGTACTTCCAGACCCGACGAGCAGGCAGGTGGTGCAGGCCGGTGATGCGTCCGTTTGGGCTGTCTCTGACCACTTCCAAGTAGCCGACAGCGACGGTCCAGTAGTCTTCGCAGACCGCGTTGAGTTCCGAGATGAACGGGTTCTCGCAGAGCTTAGAAGTGTTCTTGGATACCTTGCTCTGTTTCTTCTTCCATCTCGTTGTTCCGTCTTTTTCTACGACTTTCTCTTTTGCGTCATAGAAATTGATACCGGTTGTTGCTGCTACCTTTGCTTCAAGGCAAGTCGAATGATACGGGTTCGCGTTCTTGAATTGTCCTACGGCAACGTAGTCAAAGGGGTGTTCTACGCGACCGCCCCGGTTTTCGCGTTGGTTACTCTTTGCCGAGTCGCTTACCAAACTTTTCTGAAACGACTCCCTCACGCCCTTGGCGTTCACGTCACGGAACAACAACTCGTTCGATCGCCGGAGCACCGACTTGCATTGCGCGATCGACTTTGTCTGCTTTGCCGTAGGGATCACGAAGTTTGGCTTATCTGACATGGGTTTTTGCCGTTGCTAGATGTATCAAAATAGTTATTTGGGCTTGCACTTGCTTTCCCTTTTGGCATATCTTACCTAAGTATGAGACGCATCGTAAGAGCAAAGATCAACTTCCTGTCACTGGTACCTCGCGGGGCTAACCAGTTGCCGGTGATCTACAAGTCGGACGATAGCGTTGAGCTTGCTTCTCTGGTCAAGGCGACAGATGACTTTGACGAGAAGGGCGAACTGCTCTCGGTCGTGTACGCTCCCGAGATGGTCGATTCCCAAGGCGACATTGCCTCGGAAGAAACGATCAAGGAAATGATGTACGACGCCGCACGCGATGGTTTCGACATCGACATCCGACACGACGGCAAGGCACTGAAGAAGTCCGATGCGTTTGTTGCCGAGTCATTCATCATCCAGAAAGGCGATCCTCGCTTTGACGGGTTCAAGAACTACTCGGGAGAGACCGTCGATGTCACGGGCGGCTGGGCAACGGTCCTGAAGATCGAGAACCGAGAACTCCGCAAGGCTTACCGCAACGGCGAGTGGAACGGCGTCTCGATGGCCGGTACTGCCGAGTTTGCCCAAGAGAAACACGACGACCCCAAGAGCTTCTTGTCGAAGCTCGCCCGCTTCCTTAAAACATCATCCGACGACGGAGACATCGAAATGAAGACTGAAGAACTGACCGCCATCCTCAAAGAAAACAACAAGGCCCTTGTGGAGTCTTTGGCCGAGGCCCTGACCAAGTCGGGTAAGCCGGAAGGCCAGCCTGAAGGCGAAAAGAACAAGGGCGAGGATCTCAACAAAGGGGACGATACTTGTCCAGTCCCCAAGCCGGTTCTGAAAAACGCTACGGACCCCAAGGCCGTCGCCAAGTACCAGAAGGAACTCAAGGCGTGGAAGCTCGCCAAGGAAGTTGACTGGGAAGACCCCGACGCGGTCGAGGCCTACAACAAGTCGCTCACCGAGAACGAAGTGACGGTCACTGACCAAGAAGCGGGCATCGAAAAGGAAGACAGCGAAGAAGTCGCTGACCTCAAGCGTCGTCTTGCCAAAGCCCAGCGCCAGTCGAACGTCAGCAACGGCAACAGCCAAGACCGTCCTGCAGGCGACGTGCAGAAGCAGGACCAAGTCACTGTGATCGGGATCTCAAAAGAGGATCTCGAACTCATGCAGGCCGGACAGAAAGCGGGCCAAGCCCACAACAAGAACCGCGGAATCTAACAACCCTTTGACCTTTGGGTCTTGTGCCTCGACTTCCCCTTAAACTCATCCGACCACGGAGACCGAACCAATGACCCTCAACCCCAACGAACAGTTTGCCTCGAACAACGTCAGCGCCCTCTTGCGGTGTGAGGCAACTCGCATCATGCCCAAGAAATTTGCGGCGGGTGTCGGCACCCTCGCATTGCTGACCCCTGTCGCCTACAACACCTCCACAAACGACTGGCAGGTCTGGGGCGACCCCGTGGCTTCTTCGGTGTTCAGCCTGACCGCTGCATCGACTACCGCCACGGACGGCACGTTTACGCTGACCGTGGACGGCGAGGAAACCGCTGCCATTGACCACGACGCTTCGGCCGCGACCATCGCCACGGCCCTCGCAGCCTTGGACGGTCTTGTCGCCGGGGACATCGAGACCTACACCTCGGGCAGCGGCCTGGGCACCAACAACGGCATCGTGTACATCGTGTTCAAGAACAAGACCCCCGGAGTCTCGCTCGACACAACCTCGCTGACCGGCAACGCTCACGTTCTGGCGACCGTCGCCAGCGATGTCGGCGAGATCTCCACGGTCACCGCGAACGCAACCCCGGCCAGCGACGGCACGTTCACCCTGACGGTGAACAGCGAGACGACCTCGGCGATTGCTCACGACGCAACCGCTGCCACGATCCAGACCGCTCTCGAAGCCCTCGGGGGCATCGGGGTCGGCGACGTTACGGTCCTCGCCTTCGGCGGGGGCCTGGGCACCGGCAGCGGCGGCATCGTCGTCCTGTTCCGCGGCAGCCTGACCTACACCAACCCGACCGTGTCGATCGGTGTGGGCAGTTTGACCGGCAACGCGCACGTCCTCGCGACCGTCGAAGCGGGCGGGTCGGCCAACGGCACGAACGTCATCCGCGGCTTTGTCTGGCCCGACGCAATCACGCTTGACTCCGACGAGGAAGTTCTCGGCAACGTCATGCTCGCGGGCATTGTCCACTACGCCGACATCCCGCTGCCCTCGGGCGAGAGCACCGCTTCGTTGCAGGCCGCTCTCCGCAGCGGCGTTCGTGAACTTGGCATCACCGTCCAAGGACTTAGCCAGGTCCGCTAACCCCTAACTTTTCGCACAGCACCAAACCCCACGCCGCGGCAAGCCCGCACCAGCACAAGGAAAGCAGACAATGACAACCATCAACGAACTCAAGTGGTCCTCCTTGACCGGCGTGGTCAATGAGATGAAGTCGCCCAATCAGTTTCTTAAGCGGCTTCTCTTCGGCAACGTCGAGACCAAGTCCACCGAGGATATCGAGATCTCGGTCCTGACCAAGAGCCGTGAGATCGCGCCGTTCGTTCGCAAGAACGGTGAGGGCATCATGGTGCCTGGTGCCGGTAAGACCTTCCAGACGGTGCAGGCCCCGAACATCCGCATCAAGCGGCCGTTCACTCCCTCGCAGCTTCTGTACGGCCGTCAACCCGGCACCGCGATCTTCCCAACCGCGGGCGAGCAGATCTCGGCGATCCAGCAGCACATCAACCGTGACTTGCAGGTCATGGCCGACATGGTCACGAACACGCAAGAGTACATGGCCGCGATGGTTCTGCAGGGCGCTTTGACCTACGAGGTCGAAGACGAAGAGGTCTACCAGATCACCTACCCCAAGCCCGCGAGCCACACCATCACGCTTTCGACGTTTTGGGACGACTCCACGCCGACCGATGTTGAGTTCAACGAGAACCTGCACACGGCCAAAAAGCTCTGCTCGGAAGAAGTCAGCCTTTCGGTCTCCGATTGCGTCCTCGGAACCGAAGCAGGCAACGCTTTCCGTGCCTTGGTACGCAAGGGCGTTCTCAAGACCCTGGACCAGCGAGCGGTCAACGGCGGCAACGCTGACTTCACTCAGCAGTTCAATGACGATGGCGCGATCTACCTCGGGTCGCTCGACGGCATCCGCTTTTGGGAGTACGTCCGCACGGTCTCGGTCAACGGTGTCTCGACCCCGATGATCCGGCCCAAGTACGCCGAGTTCCTGTGCGTCACCCCGGCCGCGGAGAACGTCGAATACTACGGCGCGATCCCGGACATGGACGCTTTCCAAGGCGGGCTCATGCAGACCCAGCGGTTCAGCAAGTCGTGGATGGAGAAAGACCCGTCCGCGATGATCGCGCTGCTCCACAGCCGACCTCTGCCGGTTCCTCGTCGTCCCGGCTCGATGGTCTCGATGAAGGTCGTCAGCGGCTAAGCAACATGCGACCGAATAACCCCAGAAGAGCGGGGTTTAACGACCTCGCTCTTTTTTCCTCCCCCTTCCCCCTGACGAAAGGAATGTTTCGATGGCAAAAGACAAGCGTTACGTTGTATGTCCCGGCCGATCGTGCTCGCTCCCCCTGGGCGCAGGCATCCTGACCCAAGGTCAAGCAGTGCCCGAGGGCATCGAAGAGCGGCTGCTCAAGGAATGGGAGAGCACCGGCTTCATTCGTCGCGTTGGCGGCGAGGGAGTCCCAGACGCTGCACCCGCGGTCGTGAAGACGGACGGCAGTCTTCGCAGGGCGCAGGAAAAGATCTCGGTCAAGGGTAAGTTCAACCACGACCCCGAGAAGATCAAGAACTACCCGCTGGAGCGTCTTAATACGATGCTCGCCGACCTCAACCAAGACCCGGTCCAGACCGAAGAGGAAGCGATCGCGCTGCTCTCGGCCGACAGAGGGGATTGACCTGAACAGCTATGACGTTGCCTGACTTCCCCCAGCCCGAAGATCTGTCACTTCTCGAATGGGCAGACCATTTGGGGAGACGGTGGTACCGCAAAGGCAAGGTGTGGCACAGCCAGCTTTCGACTGATTGGGTTCCTTCCGCGGACGGTACGCACTGGGATCTGATTCTGCTCGAAGACCTGTTCATCGTCTTCGGAAGCAGGCACTGGAGAATCCCTAAAGGGTTTCGCTTCGACGGCGCTTCGGTTCGGTACAAGATCGTGCATCTGGTCTACGACCGTTATGGCCGTCGAGAGGTCATCGTTGCCTGCCTGCACGACTGGCTGTACAGCGACGGGCAGCATGAAATCCCCGCAGAGATCATTGGTGACCGGGCTCGCCGGGCTTATGCCGATGCGATCTTCGACTTGCTGAACGATGCAATGTCTGACTCCCCGCGGGAAGAAGTTCGAGGTAACATTGCATTGCGTGCGGTACGGTGGTTTGGTCGGTTCGTCTACAAAGGAAAGAAATAAGCCATGAAGCTCTATTCCCTGTTCGTTCTGTTGTTCTGTTTTTTCCTTGCAGCCTGTCAGACCAAGACGCTGCACATTGATCGCTTGCCTGACGGTACGCTCAACGTTAAGTACGTCAAGTCTCAAGCGTTCAACAACGACTCTCTGGAAGCTGTCCAGATCACCAAAGACGGAGAGAGCTACACGGTCGAGGTCAAGGGCATTAATAACGAAGCCCAAGTCACCGGGGCCATTGCCGAAGGGATTGCGCGGGGCCTTGCTAACTAATCCAAAGGGCTTTTTGTCCGCCTAGAATCGCCGAGAAGATAATGTCTAAAGAACTAACCACAGTCAAGGTCAACTTCACCTTACTCGCCGCGGCGTGTACGTTTATCGTATGCGTTGGCTCGGTTTTACTGGGAGCAGGTAAGGTCTTATCCAAGATCGAGACCGTTGGCGATTTAGCCGAAGAGAACAAAAAAGCGATCAAAGAGTCCGAAGCAGACACCCGGCAGCAGATAGCTGCGATGCGCTCGGACTTTAAGCAAGACCTTAAACAAGAGATAGATGAGTTGGGCGAGTCTTTTCGTAGAGAACAGGCTGCATCAACTGACCTTCTTTTGCGTGCGATTGAAAAGAGACCCACTACCCGAGAGCAGTAAAATGAACCCCTTCATTTATGTCGGAATGTCCTGCATCCTGTTCGGTCTTTTGGGGCTGTTCGGCTTGCTTTTTTACACGAGCATCAAGAGCTATAGAGGCGAGATCCAATTGAGCAGATGGTCGGAAGGATCGGTACTTTTTTGCGTGATAGCTTGCGTAGTCGTCGTGGCCTGCTTACTGTACCCCGGCTCTGTCTTAGGCGACGAGATCGTCCAAGAAACCCGATGGACCGTCCAGACCGCCGACGGGCAGACGATCAGCCAGCACGACCAGCAGCACGTTGCGATCCGCCGGGCGCTGGAGTTGTCCCGCGAGACAGGCGAAACGTACTACGTTGCGGGCAACCGGTTGCGGGTTAAGGCAGACCAGCCTGACCCCGTAGACCCCCCGGTCGTTGACCCCGACCCGACCGACCCGCCCGTCGTAGACCCCCCAACGATTTCCGAAGGCTTCCTCGCCCGCGCCCCCAAGGCCGACGCGATCCGCGTGCCCGAGGGCGGCGACATCCAGGCCGCTCTCGATACTGGCCGGGATGTCCTACTCCAAGCCGGGGCGACCTACCAAGCCCAAGACCTGCGCATGACCAGAGACGGTCAACTGCTCGGCGTCTACGGCACCGGCGACCGGGCCATCATTGAGGGCGACGATCAGACCATCCTCCGGCCCGAGGCCGACAACCTGACGATCACCGGCCTGCACCTGACCTACCCGCACCGCAACCCCGACTCGCCACGCTGGGACGCGGCCAGGGCCACGGCCGACGAACGCGAAGCGATCAGCGTCGTCTACGGCTGCTCGAACCTGCTCATTGAGGACTGCAAGATCGACTACGCGGGCAAGGGCATCTCGCTCCAGGACCGCGACGACTCTCGCGTGAGTACGATGGTCGGCGTAAGGATTCACCGCAACATCCTCCGCTACAACTGGAACCGGGGCGACCGTGGCGCGGGAATCTTCACCTATCGCGCCAGGGAAGTGAGCATCACCGAATGTTTGATCGACCATAACGGTTGGCATCCCAAGATCAGCGGCCGAGACGGGCAGCTTCACGACCGGGGTACGATGGCCCACGGCATATATCAGACCGGCAAGTACGGCAGCGGCGAGGATGCCAACAAGGGCGAGGATTATGTGTTCGAGTTCCACGGCAACATCGTCAGCCGATCCAGCGCGACCGGAGCCCAGTTCCGTCTCGGGGCGAACGTCACCGACAACGTGTTCTTCCGCAACCCGATGGGCTTCTACGTCTGGACCAATGAATCCAGCGCCCACCGCAACACCCTCCTCGAAGGCACGGACATCGACGACGACCCGCCGTTGCGTCGCGGCTGGGGGATGCAGATCATCTCGGGCGGCATGTATACCAACAACGTCATCGCCAACGAGCGAAGTGACAACGGCGGCAGTCACGCGGTTGTTTACGAGCATCCGGGTGCGGTGGTGACGGGCAACACCTTCTACAACTGGCAAGGCCCGAACCGCGACAGCCCGGTGTGGAACAAGAACGATTACGACCTGACCGACCGTGTGTTCGGCAACCGCACAGAGACGGGCGACATCACCGCGAGCCTGACCGCCAAGCAGCTTGACCGGCTGGCGGAGCGGGAGCGGGACGTGTGGGACGATGAGCACAGCGGCAAGTGGCAAAGCGAGCAACTGCGGGAGGCTTACGAATGACCCGATGGCTGCCCATCCTGCTGATGCTGTTGCTCGGC